TGCAAGGGTGCGACCGATGACGAACTGGCCCTGTTTGCGCAGCAGTGCCGACGTACTGGACTCGATCCGTTCTCTCGTCAGATCCACGCGGTTAAGCGATACGACGGCCGCGAAAAGCGGGATGTGATGCAGATCCAGGTGGGTATCGACGGCTTCCGCTTGATCGCGGAACGGACGGGGCAATACGAGGGGCAGACGCCGGTACAGTGGTGCGGACTCGATGGGGCCTGGCGTGATGTGTGGCTTCAGAGCGAGCCACCAGCAGCGTCCCGCGTCGGCGTGTGGCGTCGTGGCTTTCGCGAGCCGCTCTACCGTGTGGCCGCATATGAGTCCTACGTTCAGCGGACCCGCGATGGCGGACCTAACCGGATGTGGGCGCAAATGCCAGACGTGATGCTGGCCAAATGCGCCGAGGCTCTCGCCCTGCGAGCCGCGTTCCCCCAGGAGTTGAGCGGGCTGTACACCAGCGATGAAATGGGGCAAGCGACTGTTGCCGAGCCGGAACCTACCCCGGCTCTGATCGAGCAGCCGAAGAAGCAATCCAGCCAGCAGCCTCAACGGCAGCCAGTCCCGGTGCAGATCGAACAGAAGCAGCCTGTTGAATCGCCTGCGATCCCCGAGGAAAAGGAAATGCTTATCGCCGACTGGAAGCAGTTGGTTGAGCAGTGCCAGGATCGCGTTTCCCTGGCAACGACCTGGAACCAGATCCCCAAAGAACTGCGTCCGCCGCTGCGATCGCTCAAGGACAGCATTTTGGCCAAGGTGGAGGCACAATCATGAACATCATCGAGCTTGTCCAGGGATCGGAAGAGTGGGAGGCGTGGCGTCATAACGGCGTAGGGGCCAGCGACCTTGCAGCCATCCAGGGTATCAGCCCCTTCGAGGATGCGACCCGCGAAAACCTGTTCACCGAGAAGGTTACGCGACTTCGCCGGCCGATCAACTTTGCTATGCGGCGCGGCACGAAGATGGAGCCGGTCGCCAGAGACGCATACCTGGCCTCGGCCGAGGTGTGGGAAGCGAAGCCCGTTTGCATCCAGCACCCGGCGTATCCGTGGGCGAGAGCGTCTCTCGACCTGCTGTGTCAGGACGGGGACGGCCAATGGATCGTCGAGCTAAAATGCCCGAACAAGGACCGTCACGCCGAGGCACTCGCCGGGTTCGTCCCGTACTACTACCAGGCACAATGTCACTGGCAAATGTTCTGTGCCGGCCTGTCTACTCTTCACTACGTCAGCTACTCCGAACTGGCTTCTTTCCCCCAAAACAAACGCCTTGCCGTGGTCCAGGTCAAGCGCGACGACGAGTTGATTTCACGACTCATCAACGTCGCTGCCGAGTTCTGGATGGAGGTCATTGACGCTCGGGAGTCCTCTGGATTGGAGGTCTGACAATGGCCGGAGGGAACCGCAACAAAAAGCCGCTCACGGACGAACAACAAAAGCTCGCTGAGCAGTTCGCGCCGATGGCCAAGTGGGCAGTTCGCAAGTGGCCATGGGCATCGGATGTCCTCGGGCCTGACGACGCTCTCGGGGTTGCGCAAGTGGCCATCGTGTACGCAGCCAGGAAGTACGACATTCGCGTTGGAGTTCTGGCCTCGACCTACTTCGCGAAGACCGTCTATCGGCACCTGCAACGCGCGTGCAGCATGGACGGCGTGATCGGGCGCAAGTGCATGAGGGGCGGTAAATACTCCCCGGAAATCAAGGCGTTTTCCCTCACTCAAATAGCGCACCGAAAGGAGTACACCGAGGAAACCTGGATCGCTGTCGAAGACCCTGCGCCGCCCATCGAGGTAGACGAGATCGACAGCCTGCGGAATGCGATGCGGTTCCTCGGGGTGAACCAACAAGAGGTTATCCGACGCTGCTTCTTTGAGCGCCAAACACTGGCCGAAGTCGGCAGAGCGATGGGCCTCACGCGGGCCAGGGCTGGACAGATCAAGGACGAGGCACTCGAACGCCTCAGACGGTTACTTCGCGAAGGCCAGGACGGCGGCGTGTGCGAGGTGCGGAAATGAGGACGCCACGGCTCGAAAGACTCGATGACGAGCTGTCTGCGATGGTGGCTCAGTGGTCCGGGCTGATTGTCTGGAGTATGCGTAGGTGGCCTTGGGCGAAAGAAAAGCTTGGCGACCTGGCCGAGAGTATCGCAGCCCAGGCGCTGGTAGACGCTGCCCTGATGTACGACCCCAAACGCGGCGCGTTTTCCTCCTTCGCGATCAAAATCATCTGGTCGCACTTGCAGAATGAGACCGACCGGGACGGGGTTGTACGGCGGAAGAGTGGGGGCCGGTACGGCTGTGAGCCTCTTGAGTTCGTGTCTCTTAGTAAGCGGTCGGCCAAGCTGGATATGGTGTTCCAGCTTGCAGCGCCTGCACCGGACAAGGATGCAATTGACAGCGACGACGTGGCCGCGCTGAAGCGAGCAATCAAGCGTCTCGATCCAATGCAACGGCGCGTTATCCGGTTGCGATACTTCAAGCACAAGTCGCTCCGTTGGATTGCAAAGGTGGTGGGGCTGACTGCTGAGCGGGTACGGCAGATCCAGAACAAGTCAATCGAACGCTTGCAATCCATGATGGGCGTCGAGAAGGGGGGCGCGTGATGGCTGGCGACTGGATCGCAATGCGCACCGACCTTGCCGAAGACCCGGCTGTGATCCAGATCGCGGCCGTCCTTGGGATGGACGAATTCGGGGTTATTGGGAGGCTTCACAAGGTCTGGTGCTGGGCCGATTCGCAGACCACAAACGGTAACGCTCATGTAACGGTGCGAGCGTTACCAAAAGGCGCTTTGTGTAACGGTGCGAGCGTTATGCTTGCGTTTCTAAATCGTTACGTCGGCGCTGAAGGGTTCGCCGAAGCCATGCTTTCCGTGGGGTGGTTGGCACAGAATGCAGACGGTGTGTCCTTCCCCAACTTCGACAGGTGGAATCTGCAAACTGGTAAGGAGAGAATACTTACGTCGAGAAGAGTCGCTCGCCACAGAGCCGAAAACGTGAAACGGAAATGTAACGGTGCGAGCGTTACAAAAACGTTACCACAGGACAGTACAGAACAGAAGAGAAGAGAAGAAGAAACCCCTACCCCTTTGCAGGGGTGCCCTCATCGCAAACCTCGCAAGGTGACTGCTCCAAAGGAAACCGCCGAGGGCGTCCCGATCCCGCCTGGCCTCGACACCCCGGAATTTCTGACCGCGTGGTCTGAGTGGATCGCCGACCGAGCCGAAAGACGCAAGCCGCTGACGGCGAGAGCAGCCCGCGAACAACTGCGACTGCTCGAACCTCTCGGACCTGCCAACGCAATCCGCTGCATTCGGGACAGCATCGCGCACCAGTGGCAGGGATTGTTTCCAGACAAGTACGCCGGTAAGCCCGGAACGGCGCAGCAAAGCAAAGCCAACAGCGACGAACGAGTGATGCAACAAATTATGGAAGGACTCCAACACCCATGAGCAACATTACGCCCCGGCATCTAGCTCCGCAGCTGGTCGATCCAGGCGACCCAAAAGCAAACAGCAACCCAACGCTGGTCGTCCCGTTCGAGGTCCGCGCCGTGATCGGCCGGCTGTGGGCCTGCAACACACACCTTTTCCCCGGTGGTGGGCTGTCCCTGTTCGCCTCGTTCCGGGTGTTCCTCGACGACCACGGGCTACGCCTCGACGACGTCCCGGAAATCTGCTCGCGAATGCTCACCCCGGAACGGCGAGCGACCCACAAGTTCGCCTCGGATTTCTTCACGGACCTGGCCGCGATCGTGGCCGAAACCGTCCGACGTCGGCGAGCAGAAGCAGACCAGCAAACCCGGAGGCGCGAGGACATCCAGACGCGGCACCTCGCGGCATCGCCTCGGTTGCTGATTGAGTCGCTCCGGTCACAGATCGGGCGAGGCGTCGAGGAGTCGGAAGAGTCCGCATAGGGTTTCCTGAACACAGGATCGACCAGGACGAGCGTGGGCAGGTCAAGACGTGGTAAGTGTCATCCAAGGCTTCGAGAGGCTCAGAAGGGAAAAACAGATGCGTGACGAAATCGACGACATCGTTGAAGAGGAACGCGAACGACCCACGCCGGGATCGCTCTGGCGTCACTTTCGAGGGGGGCTGTATCGGGTGATCTGCGTGGCCGTGCGGGAGTCGGACTATCGGGAGCAGGTGGTGTACGAATCGGAGTCTATGCCGGGTCGAGTCTTTAC